ATATCCCCGCGTAACGCCGCCAATACCCCCTTGCGTAACTCAGGACTCTGTAAATCCGAACTCTTCGTCTTTTCAGTAATCATCCCAAAAATCCCCTCTTTAGAAAAAGGGTCCGTGGGTCGCGCATACTCATCCAAAAGAGGAGGATCAAACAACTCAACAAACTTTTCTTCCCGAGCAGAAGAACCCGCGCCTCTGTTCTGAAAAGGCCCACCAGCCTCATCCAAAAGAGCACCAACCTTGTCATACGCATCACGACCAAAACGATAAATAAATTCCGCAGGATTGTCGTTGTATAACTGACGTAACTCCATAATTCCTAAATGACGATACTCATGAGCCTCAATCCCCGGACCATATGGACTCGAACGAAGATCCTCGGGCATCGCTATTATGCCCGTCCTCTCAATTACCTGCGGTTCCATGCGTCCATACCTAACCGCGTCACCAGCCCTGCGACCGTACTCAGTTATTGGATCCATCACAAATACTCCCTGTTCAGAAAACACTTTATACCATTCCCAAATGAAAATACACCCAACATTTTTTCGCAGACCACGGCTCTCGATCCTTGGACTTGTTGGTTACCTACAACCCGAATGGAATTATACCCGAATGATTTTACTGGACCATGTATATAGACCGCATATGCACGGCGCACCCCCCGAAAAGGGGGGTGCGGGGGTCGAAGCCCGCGACGCGGGCGGGCGCGGGCGGGCGGAGTAACCCCCAAACGTCGGAGCTGCGGGCGTCATATGGATGAAATTAATTGATAAAACTTGTAATTAATTGCATTTTAGGTGTTGACTATCTGATATCCATGCTCTACATCTATAGATGTAGCCAAGACGCTACGGTCAATAAAGGAAAGAACAATGGACAAGATCGAAACACTCGGACGGATCGCGGATCTTAAAGCACAGATTAAAACTCTAGAGAAAGAACTAGACGCTGCGAAAGAGCAGGCAGTCTTAAAGGGTTATGCGACATGGACATATACCATGAACGGCCAGTTATCCAACAAAGCGCCAAGCATGAAATGGTGGCAAGCGCACCGAAAGGAATCATTCGCAAGACTATGCGAAAAGAGCAAAGATCCAAATCATCCCGACCATGAAGCTTTTTGGAAAAACCCTAGCAAGCGCTTTGCACTGGTATAATTCAACGGGGGGCGGTTGCCCCCCACATTCAACAAAGGAAAGAACAATGGACAATAAAACTAAAACAATCAAACCCCACGGGTTTTTCAACACTCCAGAGTCATTTGATGTGATCGAGGATTGGATCAATCGGCACCCCAAAGAGGATCGAATCCACTTGATGACAGCTGCAATGATGACTTGGAACTATGCCTGCAAAGTAGCAAACGACGAATAAAAAACTTGTAGCCCAGTATCATCTGGGCTACACTCTACTTGTTCAATTAGGAAAGGAAAGAACAATGCCTAGAACTTCATTTGGAAAAACCCGCCCAGCGGATACGCCTTACGCTACATACGCCAACGATCACGGCATGGTGTGGAAGGTTCTAAAGACCTACAAGCATTCCGCTGCGGAACAGAAAGACCCCTATGCTCGCTGGTTTGTAGCAGCCACATCGCCTATGATGCACGATGGTGGTTACGAACTTGGAGATACCTACGCTCGAGATATCACTCGGTTGTACAGAGGCTTTCTAATCGACGCGGATCCAGAATGGTGCGACGAGTATGGTGCGCCACAAGAGAACATCCCAGCGTTATAAACTGAACCCCGCCCCTGGCTGCTCCGATATCTGAAGTCTACGCGCCAGGGGCTTTTCTACAAGGAAGGAAAGAACAATGGAAACTATATGGAACATCACGCTGGGCTTTGTCATGGGCTTGATCATTGCAACCGTGCTCTTCGGGCCCATCATCATGGGCTGGGTATAACGCCATGAAAATCACAAGCACAATCGAAAGCGGATGGCGCTACGTTTATGACGAAGACTATCAGCGAGCACAATCATATGCGGATGATCTAGTTACCGCTGCGAGCCTTAATCAATGGCATGACAATCGAGGCACACGAGGTTGGCCCAGGGTATCACTACCCTGGGAACGAAAAGAAGATAACTTGCTGCTGCGACTGCTGCGCGAGTTCGAAGGGCGAGGAAAGAAAAACGTCATCGAGCTATGTATTGCCCAATCACTAGGACGCACACCAGTATCAGTTCGCACTCGGATCAATGCTCTTCGATAACCCATAAGAATCCCCTGGCTCTTGGGTTAATGAGCCTCTTTCCTTCGGCCCTGGGTGCGCAAGCGCCCGGGGCTTTGGCGTTCGGGGCGCAGGGCCGCAGGGCCGCAGGGTTGACACTCGCTTCGCTCGTAAAAATTTGGCAAGGCCGCAGGGCGAAAGTGACGCTACGTCACTTTGAAATAAAAGTTGTTGACTAGTTGTTCTCCACATGCGAACATGGGTCATAGGCAATCAAGCCTATCTCAACAAGGAAAGATGTTATGAGAAAATCTTACGTTTCAGAAACTAGCCTAAAAGTTCAAGTCGAAATCGATCTAGGCGAAATCGAAAACCTAATCAGCAGCTTGAGCGATCTGGACACCGCGGACGGTAAAAACTGGCGCGCCAAAGAACTGGTGAGCAAATTAGAAAAGCTCAAGCGCGAAGCCGCCGAGGAAGCGCGTCGCGGATTTGAGCGGATTTTGGAACAATCTTAATTTGGGAGGGGCGGGCCGATAAGCCCGCCCATTTTTTATGGCACATGGAGATCCAGCAGATCGAGGCGGCGCAGATGCCTACTATGGTAGGCAAATCGATCCGCATTACTGGCCCGAGGGAACGTACAACGGAACTCGGATCGAGCGAGACAAGATGACTAAAACCCAGATAGATGACTATCTCAAAGCTTACGAGGAACAAGACTTCTTTAAAGACTGGGGATATGAATAACGCCAGGGCCCTTCGGGGCCCTTTCGCGTCGCGCCCTGGCGCTGCGACATAAAACAGAAAAGAAAACCCGCAGGGCGCAGGGCCGCAGGGCCGCAGGGCCGCAGGGCATAGAAAAAATAAAACTTGCGGACCACCTACAATCTGCTAAACTCTAAGCATTCAACAGAGAAGGAAACAAACACCATGAAAAGCGCAATCATCTACAACGGGCCGAGCCTATTGGATGGTCAACCCATTGTTGTTATCGCGACGTATTCAAACCGCAACACCAAAACGGGAACGGTCGTTCAAACTTACATCTTGTGCCGCGACACAAACCCGCTCGAAGCTTCAAAGACGGGCGCGGACTTTTCAATTTGCGGCGATTGTACCATGCGCGGCGAAGTAACAACGGACCCGCAACGCAAGCAAGCAAAAGGGCGGCGTTGCTATGTTAACTTAGGGCAAGGCGTCTTGATAGTTTGGAAAGCATTTCAACGCGGCGTATATAAAGACGGGCCCGCTCGGGTCATGGGCCGCGGTCGTTTCATTCGCGTCGGAACATACGGCGATCCCGCGGCGGTCCCGTCCCACGTTTGGGACGAGCTTCTAAGTGAAGCGGATACATGGACCGCGTATAGCCACCAATCCGGATTCCGTCCCGACATCGCGATGCAATCCGCCGACGACCACGCGCAAGCGGTCGCGCATTGGAAACAAGGCCACCGGACATTCCGAGTAATCGCGGATCTAGGCGACCTAGACAAGGCGAACGAGGCCCTTTGCCCTGCATCAAAAGAAGCGGGACGCCGCGCCCAATGCACCGCTTGCAAATTATGCAAGGGATCGAGCCTAGCAAAATCAATCGCGATAGTGGAACACTAACAAAAGGGGCTTCGGCCCCTTTTTTATTTGTCCAACGCGCCGCTGCGCCTTGCACCGCGGTCCGCGGTCCGATAACATCGGACAACAGAGCCGCAGGGCGCAGGGCTAGGGCGCAGGGCGCAGGATACCCTCCAAAACAGGGCGCAGGGCCCCAAATAAAGCCGTAGGACTGTCAACGCGCAGGGCGCAGGGCGCAAGGCACCCCAGTTCTAGAAGCTCTGGCCCCTTATCACCCCTAAATAAAAGTATATCACGCTCCTTGGCCCTCTTTACTAAGAAGAAATTCGCCCCGCCACGAGCCCAATATGCCATATTCCAAGCGACTTGATGAGGCGAGAGTTTTAGTGCGTTAGAGTTGCTTACCTTTAATTCCATCCAGAAGGGTAGTCCGTCCCATACTAAATGTACATCAGGCACCCCGCCTCCGTGCTTGTTTTCAATCCTTGTCGCGAAGCAATTCTTCGGAAGGTTTGTCCTCAGTGAGTTCCAAAAATTCGCCTCTGGGCCCTTGCTCATCTGGTGTGATATCCTTTGCTGTTCCGTCTATCACAAAAGCTTGCGGGTATTGCTTTTGCAACGCCGCCAAACGAGCCGTGATTTCATCCCGTGACATCTGATCTATGGTGTTGATCTGCTCGCGCCTATCGACAGTCAAGCCACCCAAAGCAGAGCGGATCTTCTCGGCATTGATAGCCGCAGAAAACTGGCCCGCCTCTTCGGCACCCGCTGACAGTTGGTACAGCCGTTGAAGCTGACCAATAGTGGAGACACCATAGCGCCGTTGTCTCTCCTCTCGGAGCTCGGTTACATATTCCAAAACGTGTGGGAAATCTCGCCCATTGAGAAGCTTGGACGCACTAACACTAGCAACCTCGGCAGAATAACCTGCCTTGCGGGCTGCTTCGGCGTTTGAGTATATGCCCTCGACAATGTGCCTTGCAAAGGTGCGTTGTCGGTTGGTCAGCGTCCGACCGTGCTCCTCTTCGATCTTCTGTTCAAGCTTTCCCATGGTCACCCCGTTGTTGTTGTCCAACAATCTATACCAAGTGATTGGCTCTTTCAACTTTCCTATATAGCGATTTTTTCCCAGAGAAGTGTTCTCAGATGTTCCCATGTGTTCTCAGATCTGGGCTGTCAAAGCACTGTAAATAAGGGGGTGAGAACACTGAGAACG